TTTTCATTGTTGGTTTGTAATTTTTCCTTTTCCAACCATGCCTCTGCTTTTATACGTGAACCATCCACAACGGTATTGAATATAATACCAACAGCCCACTCTTGGTACACATCAGGGCTGTTTGCAGGTACAGGCTCTCCATTAATTTGTGGATGCCCTATTGTAACAGGTATCCCATTCCAACTTTCAGGTATTTTTCCTAATTCCTCCATTGTGTGCAATAGAGGTCCACGATTACCACTATGCACACCCTCAACCATCAACACAACAGGTGCAACAATATAATTAATGCCGTTTAATGTTTCTTCCCTAACGGTGTATTCTTCTACTACTGCTTGATACGTTTTCATATTATTCAGTTTTTTCTGTTCTTGTTTTATCAATGTATGGAATCGTAACACAACGACAGAGCGGGTGACGAGGGATCATACCCTCTATTTCATCCAAATTCCACAACGTACCCTCTAATGCAGCACACTCAGGGCAAACCCTTGCATCACCTGCCGTACTCCATTCTGCCAATACATAAACACCATGTACACCCCAATTTCTATATTCTTGCACGGTTGCAATGTGGTGTGCCCTTATTATTTCTGTCCGTGCCATTATTTCAGCACGCCTTCTTCCCGGCATAAAATAATTAATTTGCCTACCTGTCTTTGTGACATACTTAATATCCATTCCCAATGCCTCACCACCACCAATTATTGCACTATTAATCATTTGTGCCAACACGCGTGTTGATTGCCCATCAAATAAACCCTGTGCCAATATCCTACTTATTTGTGCATCCATTGTTGTTGTTATCCCTTGCAGTTCTGTAAATGTACGAGTAAACAATATACGCAATTTTTCTAAAGAAACAGGATTAATATAAACCGTGCCTAATGTATCTGGTATCACAATACTCAAACCTGCTTTCCGCAACTCACTTATTGCCCTGCGTGTACCTTGTTGAAATGCTTTTGCTATGTAAACATCCGTCCACGGAGTTTGCCGCCAAACATCATATTCAGTGCCCCTACCAAATTCCAACAATATAGCATCTTCCATTTCACGCAACCACTGTAAAAAAGCCTTTATTTTTTCACTAGATGTTTTAAACACATACGCCTCCACCCCCGGTGTGTGTTGCAAGGTTTGAATGGTTGTTGTGCTTACACTATTTAAACCAAATACGTCCTCTGTTACAACTGCTTTAGTAACCAATGCAGCAAGTTGTTTAAAACGCCTGTTCATTGCCGATACAAAGGCGTTACGCAACGTTAACGTGTGTGTTGGGTCATATTGCCTAACATTAACTTTTAAAGCCGTATGTATGCTTAAATTACACATTACACAGTTTGTTTTTTAGCTACCGTATCCTTACCTGTCCCGTTCATTGGGCTACCAACTGATTGCCCACCCATTTCCAATTTTTCACGTTCAGTTAATGGCTGTTCCAATTCCGGCATTTCATCAACCAACTTTTCTGCCTCTGCTAATTCCTCAGTAGTAAACCCAAGTAATTTACGCAAAAATATTTCTTTTGGTAAAATATATTCTGCCGTTGGTGTTGCTGTGTAATAACGCACCGCATTTGCTATCATTTGTGCAATCTCGGCTTTCTCTTTTGGTGACATTGCAAACAACTCATCCCAATGTATAATATACTCTTCCGTTTTTGGTAAAATGCCCAATTCAATAAACCTATCCACAATAGGTTTTACAATCATTGGTTCCATAAAATCTTCCCTGCGTGATTGTACCCACAAATTCCATTCCTCTTTGTCTTGTGCTGAACTTAATTCCCCACGTTCACTACCCATTAAAATTCGTTTTGGAATTTCTGTCTTTGCACAAATCAAACTTATTTGTACATTAACGTGAGGTGATGGGTCAGTCAGTTGTTGTTTGAATTCCTTTATATCAACACCTTCCATTAACAAAAAGCGTCTTAGGTTATTTTCATATTCATCAAATTGGTCTTGCAATCCCTCCTCACTATCTGGTGTTAATTGGAAATCTTTGTCAACTTTACCTTGAAATCCCGGACGCGCCCCACGCCAAAACATTTCAGCATCACCACCTACTATTTTCTCCAAATCCAGTAAACGGTTAAATACCGCCTCCAAACGTGGTGTTCCATTTGTTTCATCTTCAAGTATATCTTCTGTTATATGCACTATCCTTGTATAATGCACATGCAATGTCAAACTAGCACCATCTGTTGTGCTTATAGTTATTTCATACATTAATGGTTTTCCAAAACGTTCATTACTTGAATCGTCCACCCATTTAACAACCTTTGCACTACCCTCACTCAATGGTTTAATAAAAACTAATTTATTGGAACGGCTTTTTACCTCATTTTGTAAATCGTCATTGCTTTGAACATCATTCAATCCTAAAAACAATACACCATAATGGCCAATACCTGTTAATTTATCTACACGTATCAGTTTAGAGCGTATGCTAAATTGTTTTTCCAGTTCTTCCCACTTTGTTTCAATTGCACTTTCCTTACCAGCCGAGTCTTTCTTACGCACAGACAACCCACCACGCCATGCCGCACGCACGGGTCTATCTATAATTGCCTTTGCAACCTCATTCCTAATATATTGTGGTAAATAATTATCTGTAAAAGTCAATGTTTTTGGATACCCCAACGCTTGATACAAATCCCTATCACCACCGTATGTCATAACACCCAACCGTGATGCTAAATTAGAACGATTGACCAACGCACTAAACACATTTAATTGTTCCGGTGAGGTTGGCATCAACTTTTTTGGTATTGTTCTTTTCCGTTCCATATTCTGTTATTGTTTATCCACACCCTCCGTGTATATTAATTCATTTGCCACTTCTCCAATCAATATACGTGTATCATTCATTATTGCATAAATCCAAAAATGCCAACGTGATGTAACTGTTAAAGGACTTCCAACAGGTATATCATAATAAACACGTTTACTGGCTGGTTCATGAACAGCATCCCATTCCCCCTCAGTACCATCTCCATCTGTGTATTTAATTTTTGCAGACGAGATATTAGAAGCAACATCAGCTGTATAACTTAATCTAATCCTTAAATACGTTTGCGTATTAAATATCTTTCCCATAACCTGTTATATTAATTCCGATGTTAAACTCAATATTTCCATCATTTCACTATCTAAATCCAATATTTCAGTCATTTCACTATCTAAATCCAACACAATTGTAAATTCAGAAACACCATCTAAATCCAATATTTCAGTCATTTCACTATCTAAATCCAACACAATTGTAAATTCAGAAACACCATCTAAACATTCACCTACCAAAGTAGTTATAACAGGTACAAACCCTGTAATTAATAACTCACCTGTTTGTGGTAATACAATTACATTTGTTCCGACTGTAATTGTTGGTACAAATCCTGTTATTGTTATTGTACCAGTTAATAAAGATATTTCTGTGTTTTTAGTTACACTTATAACAGGTACAAACCCCGTTATTATAAGTTCTCCTGTGGACGGTGTAATATCCTTATTATCACTAGCAAATACAGTTGGTGCAAATCCTGTTATTAAAACAATACCTTCTTCTGGTAATACAATTACATTATCTCCAATTGTAATTGTTGGTTTAAACCCATTTACAGTTAAAACACCAACACTAGGTAATACATCCTTATTATCACTTATAGATACCGTAGGTATAAACCCTGTCAATAGTAATTCACCTAAATCTAATGTAACGTTTTGATTATCAGTTGTAACAAACGTGGGACTAAATCCAGTTACTAAAATTTCACCTGTTTGTGGTAAAATATCCTTGTTATCAGAAGCAAATACTATTGGTTCAAATCCCGTCAAAGCAACTTCACCAACATCTATATCAATATCCTTATTATCACTAGCAAAAACAATTGGTACAAATCCTACTAAAGCAACTTCACCTGTACTTGGTAAAACCTCTATTGTGTCTGTTACAAATATAACAGGTACAAACCCTGTAACAACAACAACCCCTACATTTGGTGCTACTTCTTTGTTATCAGATATACTTACCGTAAAAGCAAAACCACTAATTAATACCTCCCCAAGTGCAGGTGCAACACCTACATTATAAGTAACACTAATCGTTGGTACAAATCCTGTTAATAAAACAACACCAACCTCAGGTAATACATCCTTATTATCACTTATAGATACCGTTGGTACAAATCCTGTTAAAACTATTTCACCAACAAACGAAGTAATGTTTTTATTGTTTGATATAACAATAGTTGGTTCAAACCCTATCAATAGTAATTCACCTAAATCTGTTGTTATATATTTATTGTCACTTGTGGCAAAGGCAGGTTCAAATCCTGTTAAAGCTAATTCACCTAAATCTGGTGTTGCTTCTTTACTATCACTTGCAAAAACTATTGATTCAAACCCAACAATGCTTAATTCACCAACATTAGGGCTAACTTCAATATTATCAGATATACTTACTGTTGGTGCAAATCCTCCAAATGCTACCTCTCCAAGTGCAGGTGTTACATTTATTAAATTACTTGCAAATACTATTGCTGCAAATCCTATAACAGTCAATACACCAGTAGAAGGCACGACATTTTGAGAAACACACGCTTTGTCTGCCGTGTATAACGTTGTATCTGCCGTGTAAAACGTACTATCTGCCCTAAAACATGCCATAAATTATTTTATTTGCCTTTAATCTATTTTATCAAATCGGAAACCCTTGTGTTACAATAGCTTCCATC